GTCAATCCAAGTTCTAAAGCAAACTGTTGAAGCGAAAACACGTAAGCTATCAGCACGTTGGACTTTTGAAGCGGCACAAGACGCAAACGCAATGCACGGTCTAGACATCGAAGCAGAAATCATGGCAGCACTAGCTATGGAAATCACTGCAGAGATCGACCAAGAGATCCTAGGTTCACTAGAAAATCTAGCGACAGCAGGCGCAACATTCGACATGACAGGTGGTACATTCACTGGTACTCCAACATTCGTTGGTGACAAGCATGCCGTACTAGCGACACTAATCAACCAACAAGCAAACCTAGTAGCACAGCGTACACGCCGTGGCGCAGCTAACTGGGCGGTTGTTTCACCAGCAGCACTAACAGTTCTACAATCTGCGACTACATCAGCATTCGCACGTACAACTGAAGGTACATTCGAAGCACCAACAAACACAAAATTCGTTGGTACACTAAATGGCACAATGCGCATTTACGTAAACACATACGCAGCAGACGATGCTCCAGTTCTACTAGGCTACAAAGGCCAAGGCGAAATCGACGCAGCAGCATTCTACTGCCCATACGTACCGCTAATGTCATCAGGTGTTGTGGTTGATCCAGGCACATTCGAACCAGTAGTATCATTCATGACTCGCTACGGTTACGTTGAGCTAACAAACACTGCGTCATCACTAGGTAACGCAGCGGATTATGTTTCAAAAATCACAATCCCAACAAACTCACTATCTTTCCTATAATATTAGGATTAATAGTTATTATAAGAAACCCGGGAATTTATTCCCGGGTTTTTTATTGCATGTAATAAAGATAAATAGACATATAATAAATTCTAAATGTGAGATTAAACTATGGCAGAACAAATTAAATTTGGTGATAGACTATTTCTTAGCGGAGATAAAGTTGTCGCACAACAAGACGTTCTTATTAATAGAGACCTTGTTGTTGAAGGTAACTTAGATGTTAACGGTAGTATAACAACAATTGATACTACAAATATGTTCATTTCAGATCCTATTGTTGAAATGAATCATGAATTTGAAGGTAGTCCAACAGATGATGTCGGATTTGAGGTCAATCGTGGAAACGAACTAAATGTATTTTGGTTATGGGATGAAAGTATTGACAGCTGGAGTTCAAAAGGAACAGACCTAAAAGTACATAATTTTCATGCCACAGGTAACACGCAAATTAACGGAACTTTAGATGTTGATGGACAAAGTACACTAGCAAGTGCCAATATAGAAGACCTCACAAATGATAGAATTGTACTTGCCGGTATAAATGGTGAACTAGAAGATGACGCTAATTTCACAATGGATGGGACAACATTCAATATTGGATTAGGAAATTTCACAGTAGATGTTGCTACAGGTGACACTTCAATCTCTGGTAACGTTGGGATTGGCGGCGACTTGGATATTGATGGCCAACTTACAGCAGCTTCATTGAATGTGGAAGATTTAACAAATAATAGAGTTGTAATAGTAGGTGTTAATGGTGAACTAGAAGATGATGCTAATTTTGTTTATGATGGAACTGGGTTAAACATTGGTTTAAGTAATTTCCTTGTACAAGCATCAAGTGGTGATATCTACAGTAGAGGTGAAATACATACAGATGGTCAAGCAACTTTTGCTAGTGCTATGGTTGAGGATTTAACAGATAATAGAATTGTAATATCAGGAACACTAGGTGAACTAGAAGATGATGCTAACTTTACATTTGACGGTACAACGTTTGATATTGGCCAAGGAAAGTTCACAGTAGATGTGGCAACTGGAAATACAAACTCATCTGGTCAAAGTACACTAGCAAGTTTAAATGTTGAAGACCTAACAGATAATAGAATTGTGATTGCCGGTGCACTTGGTGAACTAGAAGATGATGCTAACTTCACATTTGACGGTTCAGCATTTAATGTAGGTTTAGGTAATTTTACAGTAGATGTAGCAACAGGTAATACACAAGTGATTGGAACACTAGATGTAGATTCGCAATCTACGTTAGCAAGTGTAAATGTTGAAGACTTAACAGATAACAGAATTGTAATAGTAGGTACTAATGGTGAGTTAGAAGACGATCCTAACTTTACAATGGATGGTGCATTATTTAATATTGGTCAAGGTAATATGACTGTTGATGTTTTATCTGGTAGAATTACATCACTTGGTCAAAGTACACTAGCAAGTTTAAATGTAGAAGACTTAACAGATAATAGAGTACTAATCGCAGGATCAAACGGCGAAATAGAAGATGACGCTAATTTAACATTTGATGGTAATACATTCCACGTAGGTCCTTTGATACCTGCTATGTCAGTTAACATAGGAACTTATGTCACAACTGTATTCGGAGAATTAGATGTAGATGGTCAAGCAAACCTAGCGAGTGCAGCAGTAGAAGACCTAACAGACAACAGAGTTGTTCTATCCGGCGTAGGCGGCGAACTAGAAGATGACGCTAATTTTACATTTGATGGCGCTACATTAAATGTTGGACAAGGAAACTTCACAGTTGATGTTGCTACTGGAAATACTGATATTGCTGGTAATCTTAATGTTCAGGGTACTCTAACAACATTGAATACTGAAACTATATTATTAGCTGATAACATAGTAACATTGAATAGTAATTATGTAGGATCATTACCTAACGAAAATGCAGGTATAGAAGTTAATAGAGGAACAGAAAGTAAAGTAGATGTACGTTGGAATGAAACAACTGATATCTGGGAATTTACAAATGATGGTATAACTTATAGACCTATACCACACACAACTGATGACTTGTTAGAAGGATCAACAAACCTTTACTACTTAGATAGTAGAGCTAGACTTGCTATGAGTGTCACAGATGCTGGCGGCGATGGTTCATTAACATACGATAATACAACAGGTATTATTACATATACTGGACCTTCAGCATTAGAAGTAAGAGCGCATCTTTCACATGTAGATTCGGGCGGAGATGGTTCGTTTGCTTATGACAGCACTACAGGTGTTATGACATATACAGGACCGAGCCATGCAGAAGCGGTTGCACACTTTACTGATGGTAAAGGAATACAAATTACCGATGATGGTTCTGTTTCTACATTTGCACTAGACTTTACAGAATTTAATACAAGTGATGTAGTTGAAGATCCGGCAGCAACAACAACTTCTGGTACAATGTACTTTACAGAAGCACGTTCACGTGAATCTATTTCGCACGTTGATGGTGGAGGTGATGGATCATTTACATACGATAATGCTACAGGTGTTATGACATACACAGGTCCAAGTGCTAATGAAACTAGGGCACACTTCTCAGCGACAACTGCGGCAGCGTCAACGACAACTTCATTGACATATGATAGTAATACTGGCACGTTTACATATACACCATTAGATATAGCGTCGGTAGAAACTACAACAAGTATATCTTTCAACAACGCAACAAATACTCTTTCATACGTTGATGAAGATGGTGTTCAAACTGATATTGACTTAACTCTATATTTGGATGATACTAATTTAGCAAGACTTACACAAGGGGTTTTAGACTCTAATACTGGTATTGCTACATTCACCCGTGACGACAATACTACATTCACTGTAGATTTTAGTTCTCTATTGAATACAGATACATTTGTAACTAGTGGATCATTTGATACTGCTACTGGAAATCTAACACTAACCAGAAATGATTCATCTACTGTTGTAACAAGTTTAGATGGAAGATATCTACAATCATTTACAGAAACAGACCCAATATTCTCAGCAAGTGATGCTGCGGGTATTACATCTACTGATATTTCAAACTGGAACACAGCACATGGTTGGGGAGATCATAGCACACAAGGTTACTTGACTAGTTTTACAGAAACAGACCCAATATTCTCAGCAAGCGAAGCGGCTAATATTACAGCAACAGATACCACTAATTGGGATACAGCGCATGGTTGGGGAGATCATAGCACTGCTGGGTATCTATCATCTACTATAACTACATCCGGAGAAGGTATTACTTGGAGTATGAACACAGATGGTGCAAGTATTAAATTCTATAATACAGGTGATGCTGATACAGATAGCAGATTAGAATTCAATACAAACGATAATAATAATGAATACTTCCGTTGGACACATTCTCCAAGTGGTGGAACTTTATTTGAAAGTATGAGATTGACTCCAACTAGTGCAGGAAATAGCGTTTTAAATGTTAGCGGTGATATTCAATCTACTGGAGATATCACTGCGTTCTATTCAGATGAAAGACTGAAAGATTTTAGTGGCAAAATAGATAACGCACTTGAAAAAGTAAGTATGCTAAATGGTTACTACTATACAGGTAACTGGGTAGCCGGTGAGTTAGGTTACGACACTGAAAGTAGACAAGTAGGTGTAAGTGCGCAAGAAGTAGAAGCAGTACTTCCTGAAGTAGTTAAAGAAGCACCAATAAGCTCAACAGCAGGTGTTGATTATAAAACAGTACAATACGAAAAACTAGTTCCTCTTTTAATCGAATCAATAAAAGAATTAAAAGCAGAAATTGAAGAACTAAAAAGAAAAAGTTAATCGTAGAAAAAGTTTTTAAGAGTATTCAACAAGGAGGGTTCGCTCTCCTTGTTTTCGTTTACCCAGTCTGGAAATCTTTGGAATAACTTTTTCCATTGATGTAATTGTTCATAAGTATCAAATACTCTTCTAGCATATTCACTGCTGTTTGGGATTGATTGTCCGCTTGTTATTCGTTTAAGTTGTTCTTTACATTTTTCTAAGTCTTCAATATCTTTGTCAATAGCAAGTATAATGTTTTCAAAATCTGAAACATTAGAAAACTTATTCATTAAAAATTTATGATGTTCTTTTTTAGTTTTACCATCATATAGAAACATAATCTCTTGTAAATCATAGTATAATGCTTTTACAGGATTTATACTTTCACGGTATCTTTCCATAACTTCTGGTATTATAAATGACTTGTCTAGTGTACTTAAATTCTCTAAAACACTGGAAGCAACTATATTAGATTTTTGTCTTTGTGATGTTATACTTTTTCTGAACTTAGATTTTATTTTTCTAACAACAGCATCTATTACAACTTTTTCGTCGTGAGTCAGATTTGACTTTAAAAACTCGATATGTCCTGGAGTTGTGTTATTGATAGCCATACTTAGACTGTCTGAGACTTTACCAGTCTTCAGGTATTCTTTGCATTCTTTGAGAAATTTCTGTTTCTTAAAATCAATTATACTCAATAACTTCTCCCACTATAATTATTTATAGTGAGGATAGTATGGATTTAAGTAGAGTTAACTTTTTCTTTTTGAATAATGTTCTCTTTGCTCCAGGGTGCAATGGCTTTGGAAAGTAGTTACAATCAAGCCAAGCATAACCCCCACTTTCATCATTTATTACAGGAACAAATTCTTCTTCTACTACCACTACGAATGTGTAATAACTAAACGATTTATCTCTTGCGTGGTATTGGTCTAATGGGAAAACTTTAACAACATCTTTTTCTACGTCTAGTTTTATTTCTTCTTCTAGTTCTCTTAGTAAACCTTGAGAAACATTTTCGTTTGATTCTATTTTACCTCCCCAAAAACTCCAGTTTCTAGGATAAGAACTATTTAAAGATCGATGTTGTAATAAAATTCGTTTTGTATTTTTTGCTATTATACAAGCGCCTGCGGCTTTAATCATTTTTAACCTATTAGTTCTAGTCGCCAATATCCACTTTCATAGATACCTTGGAATGTGTCTTCCCATTCATTATCAACAAGTTTGAATTGCTGTGATGTAAATGCGTTTGTTACATAATGCGTTACTCCAGTAACACTCGCATCTAAACTAACAACCCAGTTACTTCCATTATACTCTATAATGTCGTTTTTAGCAATATCTATCCCCCATACTGAACTTGAATCAGCATCATTTAGACATAGATATCTTTGTCCAACCGCTGGGAACGGAACACCGCTAAAACCGGGTTTTGCTGTAGTAGGATCAATTATTCTATCTACTGCTGGAAGTGTGTTGTTAGGTAAAGTATCAACATCTACTGCTAAAATTAACTTACCGGGATCACTAGACCTTGACAATGTTCCCACAACATCTTCATCTAAGTTATCTAACTCGCCGTGATATTTTAATCTCATACGAGAGATGCCTTCGTGTAATTCTCCGTAGTTTTCTAGCACTTCATCCCAAGTTGTGTTGTTATCCCAGTTTCCATTTTCTAAAACTTTTACCGTAAATGTTCCATTTTCATTTTCTACATTTACCGCATAGTTTCCTGGTGTGACAACTATGCTAGTTTGTTTTTCTAAATCTCTAAAGAATTCAAAAGCGTCTGGATCATAATCTAGTGTATCTAAATCATTGTATTGATATAGATTGTGAATTATGTTTCTAATAACATTTTGTCTTGTTACTTGCGCCGGCGGGTTGATCCAAATTGGTATTTGAAAGAACATACTTGCTATATCAATTTGATCCTCGATACCGGCTGGTATTGCTCTACTAGTCCATTGAATATCAGTTAGTTCAACTGTAGTAATAGTTGTCCAGTCAATAGGGTTATCGTTTTGTTGTATTTCTAGTGCTGGATTGAATAGAACTAATATCTGTTCAAGTAGTTGTAGTTTTTGATCTGTGTTACTTGTCCAAACATCAACCTGCATATTCAGCAGATACGGTACTGGCATAAGCCTACCTACGTTATATCTGTTCCCGCCTTCGTCTGTATATGCGTTTATCTCTTCATTCCACTTTCTTTCATTTACTTTTACTTTATCAGTAAAGAATGGTTCTTGTACTCTGGCTCTATCTGGTTGTAGACTTTGTACATAACATGCGATAAACGGTGCAGAGTTAACAATGTTCTCTGAGTTGCCTTTAAGAATTGTAGCAGCCATACGTGATACGTCACCGTAACGTGCTGGTACTTTTATGTAATAGTCACTAGTTCCATCACTTAACTTTTTTCCAGTCTTTACGTTGAAACCACTGAATATACGAATGAACTGAAGAATATATCTTCTTACTTGTTCATCATAGAAATGTAACTGTCTTAAGTCTGCCATTATTAATCTACCTTAGGTTTTATTGCTTTTGACAAGTTTATTCTTGAGGTCAATTCTGTTCCATCATCTAGTGTTACTATACCATCATTGTTGATAAATTGATGATGCAGATAGTTACCAACTTGCCATGAACCATCGTCATCTTCAATCTTGTACCATTTGTTATCACGGTATTGGAATAGTCTGTTTGGTGAATAGTCTGTTCTTAAGAAGTAAGCATTATCATCTGGTGTCTGTGGAAACTGTGTTCCATTCTCAACTGTTGCGAAATCAACATCTGATGGATGTTCAGAATTTTCTACAGCATACACTAAGTTATTTTTTCTATAATCATAATATCTTCCTGGTACATTCTCTTGTGCTTCTTCTACAACTGCTTCATTGATTTGAAGTTCTTTATTATATGTAGAAAGTAAGTTCTTCAAATCATCAGCGGCTTCGCCAGTACCAAAGATATCTGAATACTCTTGTGTATCTTGTAGTTGCTTACAACGAACACGCCAAATATGTGGCCACCAACCTGGATCAAAACCTTCACTTGCTTTTGTTCCCTCTTGTACAACCCAATATTGATTTACTGCTGGAGCATCTTCATCAAGTAATAAATCTTCTCTCATATGAGGAAGTTCAATAACATCACCTGTCATAAGTTTACGACCAATACGTTCTACCATATCATTTAAATGCATTGTAAAAATAGTTTGGTCTGTGCCAAGAAACATACCAAATTGAGACAAATCAAAATCTTGGTCTGTCACTGTGTAAGCACCACGTAACTCATAAACTACAGTATCATAACGTCTATCACGGTTTTCCATAAACAGCAAGTCCTGAATAGGTGGGTTTGCTGGATCATAGTTTTCGTCATTTTCATCTACTGAACCTATATATTTGTGAACTAACAAGGCAGTACCACCATGCTCATAGTGAGCTTTTACCATCTTATCGATGAATTTGTAGTCATTACCTTTGCGTGGGTTCCATAAACTTAATCTTGGCATAATCTTTTTCCTTGACTTATAACTGTATTTATCTTATATTTAGGTAATGAACGGAGCGAATCAATGATATCAATTATTAGTGACGGTGTAATACAACATAGAAAAGTATTGGACAGTTTAACAGTAGCACAATTTAAATTATGGGCAACAAGCCCAGAAAGATACCACAGAGGTAATGCCACTGATGGTAAGTATTATGGCGAACATGATGGTGAACGTGAATATGATGTATGGTGGACCACTCAGCCTCCAAAAGAAATGTGGATGCCAATTGTCTGGAAATTGAGTGAATCTATTGACAGATTTTTCAATGATAGATGGGATATTCATGTTGTAGATTGTATCACAACTCGCCCAAACTCCAGTAAAATTTATGCTCATATTGATACGCCGTATCGGTTTGAAGAGTTTGCTGATAGCGACGAAACACTTGGTGTTCAAATAATTGTTCCACTAGACAAGTTTACTTTAGAAAATGGAGGAACTGCATTCTTACGTGGATCACATAAAGAAAAGATTGATTTTAGAGACTTAGAAGAAAATAGAGAATATTATAACAATAGATTGATTACAGAGGGTGAACAATTATTAGGTGATCCCGGTGATGTATTGATGTACGATGGTCGTACTTTGCACTCTACTATGCCAAATAAATCTACAGAATTTAGAAGTGCGCTATTGATTAACGTATTAAAAGCTGATATCATATCACGTGTTCAGGAACTCGATTCTAACACAGATTTTGTAAAAACTTGACATTTTCGCTATTAAATGTATACTTAATTGTAAATAGCGAAAGAAGGAGCAGTAATGGCAGTTTTGAAAAAAAGAAAAAAAGCAGGTAAACCTAGACTACCAAAGTTTGCCGACGAAAAGTATACAGGACCAGAACCAGACTGGACTGATGCGGATCGTATGTCTGCTCAACTATATTACACTGAACGTAATAGAACTACATATTACTATAACTATTATTTTACCCCAAAAGAAGGTAAGCCTTGGGTAATTGATTGGATGAAAAACAATGGATATTCAAAAGAACAAATATCTGCTGTTAGAAATGTGCCCGATGCTTATATAGAAATGTCACTCTGTTCTTATTGTAGAGCATTGACACGTGGAATGCCTGTCAATCATAAAGGTGTAAGTGACTATATCAAAACTCTTGCTGGTGTTAGTAGTAAAGCATTGGTGGATGCTGATGTCTATGTAAAAAATAAACTAGAAACTATTATTGAAATGGGGTTAGCAAAAAAAGAAGAGAAGAAGGAAGCTGAAGAACAAAAGAATGTTTTTCGTCCCAACATTCAACAGTTGCTACGTGAAAAAGCAGTTGAAATGGCAGAAGAGATTGACCAGTTTGTTGAAGACTTTGACTACAAACCAGCGACTCTTAAAAAGTTTGATCCTCTGAAACTTCTTCGTAAAGTAGAAGCCAAAGGAAATCATGCTAAACATATCAAATCATTCTATCAGTCTGAGTTTGAAGAGTATGACGAACTACTCAATCCTCCTAAGCGTATGTCTGATGAAAAGAAAGAAGATTACGAACAACTTAAAGAAGGTTATAATCACTTAAAGAAGGCAGATATCAAAGCAGCACATCAAATGTACCAAAGCATTTTGGATGCTTGTGATATGCTAGTACAAGAAAGTAAAGTAAATCGTACACCACGCAAAAAGAAACCAGTCAGCAAAGAAAAACTAGTTGCTAAAGTAAAGTACTGTCAACAGGATGCGGCTACAAAAAGCGTTTCACAAAAACCAATCGAGGTACTTGATGCTTCTGCGGTTATGGTATATAATGTAAAAACAAGAAAACTTGGAATATACTATCCCGCAGAATATCAAACTTTAAGTTTCAAAGGTACAACTTTGATTGGATTTGATGAAAAGAAAAGTGTACAAAAAACAATGCGCAAACCAGCAGAACAGGTTTCGCATTTTAAAAAGTTGGGCAAACGTTCCATTCAAAAAGAGTTTGACACAGTTAAAAGTGTTGAAACAAAAATGAATGGACGCTTTAATGAGCAAACATTGATATTAAGGATTTTATAGTTTCTGATAAATACTGTATATTGGAGACTATCAATGGCCACAAATAAAGTAAGAAATGACGTAATCAAAGAAATCAGACTGTTACTAGGTGACGGTATGATTGATATTGAACTTGATCCGGAACATTATGACGTAGCACTTGACGTTGCTATATCTAAAGTTCGTCAGCGTTCAGAGAATGCAACTGAAGAAGACTTCTATGCTATGGAATTCAAAGAAGACGTAGCAGAGTATACACTTCCTGATGAAATTATAGAAGTAAAACAGATTTGGCATCGTTCATTTGGACATGGTATTTCTGGTGGTGTTGATATGGATCCATTTGAATTAGCATATGCTAACTCGTACTTCTTTCTAAATAATCATATTGGCGGTATCGCAACATATGATTTCTTTGCTCAATACCGTGAATCATTAAATCGTGTAGCAGCAACAGAAATAAACTTTATTTGGAATCCTGTAACAAAGAAACTAAAACTTTTACGTAAAATGAGAGCAGACGAAACTGTTCTGATTCATGTACATTTAAATCGTAATGAAGATCAACTTATGCAGGACCCATATCTAAAGTCTTGGATTCGTGATTACTCACTAGCATACTGTAAGCGTATGTTAGGTGAAGCACGTGGCAAGTTCTCAGCATTACCAGGCGCACAAGGTGGTGTGACACTTAATGGTGCTGAAATGAAAGCAGAAGCGGATGCTATGATTGAAAAATTAGAATTTGATCTACAGAACTTTACAGATGGTTCTGCTCCATTAGGATTTATTATAGGATAATGGAATTTGTACTAAAAGTAATTGTTAGTGGATTTCTTGTAGCTACTGTTAGTATGGTTGCACAACGTAGTGCTACAATGGCTGCTTTGCTTATGGGTATACCGTTTACAGCATTATTAGCAATGTTTTTTATGTGGCATTCTGGAGTAGATGCTGAAACATTTTCTAAATTTTCTTTTGAAACTGTATATTTTGTCTTGACATCCCTCATATTTTTTGTTATATTCGGATTGACGATAGGATACTTGGGTTTCTGGTATTCAATGATACTAGGAGCTGGTGTTACTATCTTTATGTATAACATACTATTGAGGATTTTATGATAATTGGTATATGTGGACTAATTGGTTCTGGAAAAGGTACTGTAGCAGATATTCTTGTAGATTATCACAACTTTCAAAAAATTAGTTTTGCTGATAAACTTAAAGACGGTGTAGCACAAGTCTTTGGTTGGGATCGTTCTATGTTAGAAGGTGATACCGACCGCAGTAGATTGTGGCGTGAAAAAGTAGATGAATATTGGACTAAAGAAACAGGTCGTGAAATCACACCTCGACTAGTTCTACAAGAGTTCGGTACTGACTGTATGCGTATGGGTTTCTATGACGGTATATGGGTCAGTCTAGTTAAGAAACATATGTTAGATAATCCTCACATCAACTATGTCATACCTGATGTTCGTTTCCCTAATGAAATGACAATGATACGAGAGCTTGACGGTGAAGTTTGGCAAGTTCGTAGAGGTGAACAACCTGAATGGTTTAGTTCAGCTATACTTGATAATACAACTGGATCAAATCTAATGTCAGATTATGATGTACATGCATCAGAATGGAAATGGGTTGATACAAATGATAAATTTGATAATATGTTGTATAATGACTCAACATTAGAAGCACTATATAGTCAAGTTGAACAAACATTGTCTATGTAGTTAATTCAAAACTGCTGTTTTTTCTGTTTTTTGCATAAATACTACTAATAAAAAGACAATGTTTTTATAATAAGGAGAAACAGAATGGCGACATTAGTATCCCCAGGCGTATCGGTAATAGTCACTGATGAATCACAGTATGTATCAGCGTCACAAGGTACCCTACCGCTAGTTGTAGTAGCAACAGCGTCAAATAAAACAGATGCCTCAGGATCAGCAATAGCACCAGGTACAAAACCTGAAAACGCAGGAGTTGCTTATCTTGTTTCTTCACAGCGTGAACTAGTTGAAACTTTCGGAGAACCAAAGTTTTATGAAGTAGGTGGTTCGGTTGTGCAAGGGGCAGAGACAAGTGAATATGGTCTTCTAGCAGCATATCAATATCTAGGTGTTTCAAACAACGCTTATGTTATTCGTGCAGATATTGACTTATCACAATTAGAAGCATCTACAGAAGAGCCAGGCGGCGTCTTAGTTGACGGTACATACTGGCATGAAACAAGCGAAACAAAATTTGGTATGTTCGAATTCGTTGGTAACGAATGGGTTGCTGTAACACCAGACGTTCTAGTAGACGCACCTGGTACAGGTCTAGTCGAATCTATGAACAGTTCAGGTTTTGCTGCACCGATTAACACATATGGTTCAACAGGCGATTTCGCAGTAGTAACATCAACAGCAAAAGTTACATATTGGAAAAAAGTAGGAACATCTTGGGTTCTATTAGGCGACACTGGCGCAGCAAACTTCCAATTCAGTACATTTGCTCCAGGTTCAGCAACAGCTGGTGACGTATACGTAAGACTAGCAAGACAAGGCGGTGGTTTAGATGTTAAACTATCTACATATAATGCTGTAGCAGGCGCATTCCAAGTAGTACAAGTACCAGTTTACACTTCAGATGATGAAGCAAGCAACGCATCATTAGATAAAGTTGGTGATGTGTACCTAAGAAGAGATGCAAACTTAGGTGTTATTGAGCTACGTAGACACACAGGTGCTACAACAGTAGAATTAACAAGCGAAGTTGCTATCGCAGACACAAATAGCATCACATCAGTATTTTCTGTAAGTGGACACGCTTTATCAGCAACATTCAACTTCACAACAACTACATTAGATTCTGTAATCGTTTCACTGCAGTCAAACGCAGCATTAAACGCAGCTAATGTAAAAGTTGAAAAAGTTGGAACAAATAAAATTAGATTTACAAGAACAGACGGTAAATCAATCAGTGTTAACTTCACATCTGGCGCAGCAGACTTAGGATTTACATCATCTAATAGTCAGTATGTATCAGCATGGGAAGAGCTATCATATGAGGCGGGCGCTTCAGAACCAAAAGGTGATGTAGCAGAAGGCACACTATGGTATAATGCTGATTTAGCAATGGAAATCATGCGCTGTGAGTATGACGGTGTTGAACAAAAATGGGTATCATATGCATGGTCAGAAGACACAGATGGGCTATATGCTAATGAACTACAACTACGTTCAGCAAAACCAACATATCGTAAAAATGGTACATCATCACTAGTAGTTGGCGATATTTGGGTAGATTCAGATGCTATGCCATACCCAACAATTCATCGTTGGAACGGTGCTGATTGGATCAAACTAGATAATGCTGACCAATCATCAACAAACGGTGTAGTATTTGGTAACTATTCAAATACAGCTCCATTTGATGAATTCGGTAACGCACTATCACGTACTGAGCATGAAAACACACCAAACGCAGAACTACACCCAGAAAATATCTTAATGGTAAACATGGACTATTCAACATATAACGTAAAGCGTTATACAGATGGCGCATGGGAATGGGTATCAGGCACAGAATTAGACGGTGCTGGTAAGTTCGGCGCAAACGCACAACGTCACATGGTAGTAGAAGCAATGCAGGGTGCCCTAGCAGCTAATGAAGGAATTCGTGCTGAAGCGGTATTCTTCAATCTAATCGCAGCTCCAGGTTATCCTGAGATGATGGATGAGATGATTGGTCTAAACAAAGACAAAAAAGAAATCGCATTCGTAGTTGGCGACACTCCAATGAGACTAAAAGGTACAACAACGGATATCAAAGCATGGGCAGATGATAACACAGTTGCAGATGCTTACGCAGGTGTATATTATCCACATGGTCTATCAACAGACTTATCAGGTAATGATGTTGTGATGCCAGCATCAGCTATCGCACTACGTACAATCGCATTCTCAGACCAAGTATCATTCCCATGGTTCGCTCCAGCGGGTCTGACACGTGGTGTTGTTTCAAACGCATCACAAGTTGGTTATGTAAATGACGAAGACGAATTTGTAAGAGTTAGACTGACAGAAGGTCAGCGTGACATTATGTATATGAACCGCATGAACCCAATCGCAGATATGCCAGGCACAGGCTTAGTAGTATTCGGTCAGAAAACAATGCAATCATTTGCTTCAGCAATGGATCGCATCAACGTAGCAAGACTAGTAAACTACATGCGCTACAATCTGGATCAATTATCACGTGGTTTCTTATTCGAACAGAATGACAAAATCACACGTGATAACATCCGTGATGCGGTAGAGCGTTTCTGTGGAGGTCTAGTTTCAGAACGTGGTCTATATGACTTCTTGGTAGTTTGTGATGAATCAAACAACACACCAGCACGTATTGACAGAAACGAACTATGGGTAGATATCGCAATTCAACCAGTTAAATCAGTTGAATTTATCTACATCCCATTACGTATTCGTAACACAGGAGAAGAACTATAACTTAGTTCAAATACAATTAAACACAAGAAACCCCGCAAAAGCGGGGTTTTTTATTAACTACAACTTTAATTCATAACACACCTGATAAATACTTGTATAATTACAATAGTTTGCAAACTATATATTAGGAGACATAATTATGGCAAGAACATTAAGTAACTTTGGTGTACCATTAGATAGTGGTGATGCAGTAACCGGCTCAGGTATTCTTCAGCCAAAACTTAACTATCGTTTCCGTGTTCAAGTAGCAGGATTCGGTGGGCTATCAACACCAACACAAGAATTTACAAGACAAGTTATGAATGTAACTCGTCCAAAAGTAACACACGAAACAATCCCAGTAGACTCATATAACTCACGTATGTTTATGATGGGTAAACACACATGGGAACCAATCACAATCACACTACGTGATGATGTTGCTAACTCATTAACAAAACTAGTAGGTCGTCAGGTACAATCACAGTTAGACCACAAAAATCAAACAGGTCCTCTATCAGGAACAAACTACAAGTTCTCAACACTTATCGAAACACTAAACGGTAACACAGGTGACCCAATTGAACAGTGGCAACTAGAAGGTTGCTTTGTACAAAACGTTGACTATTCACAATCAGACTACGCAGTTTCAGATCCAGTAACAATCGCACTAACACTACAGTACGATAACGCAATCTTTACTGATGATGACATCATGCCTGGTCAAACATTCACTAACGATTCTGGTCTATTAGGATAATAGTTAGGATCTAGTTAATGGCTTCCAAAGTTAACAGAGAACGCAAACCTGGTACAATTTTAGCTGATAGTAATCAGGCAAGGTATAAAGCCGGATTTGGAACTTATGGTTTCAATTCAGATGGTACAAGACCTGCCGTTACAAAAGCAGCTAAAATGTCAGACATGTGGTTTATTGAATTTACTAAACCAGGTGATAATAAAGCAAACGTATCAGAATTCGCTAAAGCTGTTTCGCCAATTAATGTTACAACTGAATCTGTAAGTGTTGACAAATACGGTAAAAGAGTACATATTCCAACATATGTAAACTTTAGTGAAGTCACAGTACAGTTTTATGACAAAGTAGACGGCAGCGGTTTTACATTTGCTGAGGAAATATACAAAAATTTCTTTTCAAATGCAGAACTGTCTGCTGATGCTGATAACATTCAGGCGACAATAACACAAATAAACTCTGGAAGAAAATTTTCATCTAATGCTGAAGAGAGTGGTTTTTATAGAAGTTTTGAGAAAGTGTCTATATATCATTTCTTTGGTAATTTAGATGCTGGTGGGCAGGGAACTGTACAAAAAATAGATTTAGTAAATCCACTTGTTACAAACATTAGTTTTAGTGGAAGTGATTATAGTGATAGTAGTCTAAGAACAATTGATATTTCTCTTCAACCAGAAAATGTTATATTTGGTACACCGACTGAAAATCCTGCTGTTCCAGAATGGATGAGTCAAGGTCTTGAATATATTATACAAGACTTGAATACAGATAATAGTCAATTTGTTACAGAAAAACTAAGAGAAAATTTAAACTTAAAGTTTGATAACCAATTACAGGGATTGGTCAATAAAAATGTAACAGATATAACAGGTGCTATTGATAACGACAATACAGCAAAACAACAGTTACAAGAACTTAAAAAGTTAAGTAGCAGATTAAAATATTTAGAAGGTGATTCTGCGTCTACTCCGGGTGAGAAACAAGAAGCATTGGAAGCATTTTTAGAACAAAGACGAAACACAATGCCAATGAAAGCAGAGGCTCTTACTAACTTTAGAAGAAGTGATACGAGTAATACACCATACAGTAGTGATATATTATATCCAAATGTTGCTGATTTCCCAACAGCTAGAACACAAGCTGGAGGAACAGATAGATTCACATCAGTTGATCTAGCAAATCTAGTAACAAATGAACTGATAACAGCTTTCTTAAATGGTAGAAGTATAAACATGAACAACATTACAAACGGTGTTGCTCGTGGTATACTAGGAAACACAGGCATCGGTACTCTAACGAATTTAGGAAGAACATCACAGAGTAAATTTGGGGTAGCAGGAGACTTTGTTAGAGATAGTCTTATACGTTCTACAAGACTTGGTGTTCCTGCAGAAGGTTTAAAAACAACTACTATATCTAGTAGACCCGTTTCACAACCAACTTCATCTACTCCTGATTTTGGAGATAAAGATTTAGACAAAGCAGGTTTACAGTTCAATCAAACATCACGTACTAATACACAAAATAATATACAAAACTTAAAGAATTTGACGAGGGGCATTAGATGAATATTGATATTTTAACAGCACAGCTTGTTAGAAAAGGCTTCTCACAAGAACGTGCTAAAGTTTTCGCCAATGAGATACTTACTATTGCCAGAGATTATGGTATTAATCCTTCAAATCTCATTGATCACGTTTCAGAAGATTTCAAACTAAATGATTTGGGATCGTTCATTGTTAATAATGCTCTGCGTTTCGGTTATGTTACAGGAAAAATGCAAACAAGAGAACCGAATAAATATGTCGCAAGAGCAATTATTAAATGAAAAAATTTCATCAAGGTAAATACGAAATAAAAAACCCATCAAAGTACGCAGGTGGTGGCTCACCTACTTTTAGAAGTAGTTGGGAGTATACCTTTATGTGTTTTTGTGATGATAATCCAAATGTTGTAGCATGGGCAAGTGAACCCGTAAAGATAACTTATCAGAATCCAATGACTGGAAAAGTTACTGCGTATGTTCCAGATTTTGTTATAACATATATAGATGCTACTGGTCAGAAACATGCTGAACTTATAGAGATAAAACCAAGTTCACAAACTAAACCAGAGTTTGCTAGAAAGAGAACTGACCAAGCCCAAGTTGCTATAAATTATGCTAAGTGGGAAGCAGCAACACATTGGGCAAGAAAAAGAGGCATGCGTTTTAGAGTGTTAAATGAAGGTGACATTTACCAAAATACTAAACAGCCTAAAGCAAGAAAGCCGAGGAAAAAGAAATGACTAAGAAACTAGAAGAAACATTCAACATAAAACCTATGGACGATGAAGGCGATGAAGTTGAAGAAACTCCATCTGTAGAAGAGTCAAAAGAACTGACTGAAATTTTGAATACAGAATTAGAAACAATTGATAAAATTGATTCTGCCTTACCAATGGTACAAGATTTAAATCAGCATGACAGGGAAATGGATGAAATACACAGTAAGGCTCTTAATGCATTTGAAGAGCTATTTTCACTTGGTATGAATGTTGAAGTACATGCTGGTGCTAAATTGATGGAAACAGCAAACCAAATGTTAAAAACGGCAATGGAAGCAAAAGATTCTAAAGTTGATAGAAAACTAAAAATGATTAATCTTCAAATGCAAAAAGCACGTTTAGAGCATCAAATAGACAAAGAAGAAAAGAAAAATACAAAAGATGAAGAGTTAGAGGGCGAAGGCTCAGTAGTAATTGACAGAAACGAGTTATTAAAGAGAATAGCTAAAGTTAAAGATATTACGAACCCAGATAAATAAGAGTATAAATTGGAGAAACCAATGAAAAGTTTTAGAGAATATTTAACAGAATCTACAAGAGAAAATAAACTATCTATAAGATTCGCAGCAGAAATGACTGAAGAGGATGTAAATCGTGTTGAACGTTTCCTAGGCAAGTATGACCTTATTTCTATGTCTAAGACATCTACAACACCTATTACAAAAAACCCTTTATTCTTTTCTGAGGAAGTAACAAATACAAAAGTTTCAAAAATAGATATCACTACTGGATATCCTGTATCAGCAGACATTTTACGTCAACAACTAGCAGACTTACTAGAAATGCATCTTACTCATATAGCAGTTCATCCTGAAGGTTGGGAACCAACTGAAGAACCAGAAGAAGAGGGAGATAAAGAAGCTCTACTTGATTCTGAATATGATGATGAATCTGACAATGGTAAGAATTACGGTCGTACATTCGTTGACAATTTCTTAAAGTCACTATCAAAGCGTGATGAAGTAAAAGTTGAAAATGAATTAAGTGTCAAAGAAGAGCGTGACTCTGCTCCAGAGCAAATGGATACAGATGAAAAATCTAGTGATTCAGTAATTTCTGGAGATGAAAAATGAGTAAACATTACAACTTAACAGTAACAGATAAAAATGGGAAGTCTATTACTACAACCAACGTAAGTACAGAGTACCCGGAAGAATTAGTTCGTATGCTTACCCTAGCAGGTTCACAAGTAGAAGTAACACCGGTAACTACAGATTGTGGTTGCGGCGCTACACCGTGTGGATGTGGTGGAGTAGAAGAAGATGTTGAGTACAAACCAACACCAGCAAACGATGAACTAGACTTAGATGATTTTTCAAAGAAAACAGCTAATTCTATTTCTAAACAAAGAAAACAAATACAACCTTCACATGGTGATAATCCTTTAGAGTATTCGCTAGATGAAGAAGAAATTTATGACGCACTTATGTCAGAAGCACAAGACTACGGAATGTTCTCTGACGAAGGTAATGCCAAAGTAGAAGACATTGTTGACACAGCACTTTCTCATCACATTGACGGTGTAGATGAAGATTACGCAGTAAATCTTGCTATGGAAGAATTAGAAAAGTTATCAGACGAAAAAGAATTCGAGGAAGCAGATGATACAGCGGTGCGTGAAAATGTTTATGTTGAACTAGTAAAACGTATGGCACGTGTTTAATACGATTTAAAACTTTTTTTGGGAGAGATATACTATGGGTAAGTATAGAGGTTTGAATATTACGGGCGGACTTAACGCCAATTTTAGAAAAATTAAAGTACGTAAGACAGTTGATACTGAATCTTTAGAAGATAGAGGCACAATCGCAGAAGCAGCATCAGACTTACCTACAAAGGGTGCTGGTCACAGACGTGGTAGAGGCGCTCTCAAATCTCAACGAAAAGCAGCACAGGGCGCTACTCGTGGATCAATATCAATGGGTTGGATTGTTGGTGACGATTCAAACGTTATCGGTACACATGATTATGGTTACATCTTCCAAAATACATTAGCAAATGACCAAGCAGCTTGGGAAACACGTAGAGCATTAGGTGTGGCAGCATCTATTGCTGATGAAGAAAACGCAGTTGCTACAGCACCAGTTTATGCTACTGGTGTTTCTCTTTATAACTCAACTGGTATTATCCCAGCTGGTACACCACTAATTCTTAATGAAGATGGTACTGTTTCTGCAGTTGCTGGATCTGCTGGTGGACTTGACATACCAGGAATGTCTACAACTCCTACTATTACTATTCTAAATGAAAATTCATATGGGACGGTTAACAGTGATGGGTTTGGGGCTGCTATGGATATGAATTCAACTCATATGGCAGTAGGTGCACCTTGGGAAGAATCGTCATCAGGAGATAATAATTCTGGTGTAGTATACATTTATGACATATCAGATGGTAGCCTAGTAACAACTATACAAAATCCTAATATACATGGATCAGCGGCCAATGATAGTTTCGGTGCAGGCGAAATTAGAATGTCAGAAAGCTATCTAGCTGTTATTGCTGAATATGAAACATATTACGCTAACTCATCAAATCCAGATCTGACTGGTGGTAGTAGAGTTTATGTATTTGATACAACAAACTGGCAACTACAATATACCCTTAGTAATCATCTCCCAGACGGCGATTATGAGGATGATTTCTTCGGGTTTGCTATAGACATAACTGATACGCATGTTATTGCTGGTGCGAGGCGTGTTAATGAAAGTTCAGATGTAAAACAATCCGGAAAAGCATATGTATATGATGTTACAGATGGAACATTATTATATACATTTGATAATCCAAATCCAATGGGCACTGCGCAATCTGATTACTTTG